CTCCTGCTCGTTGGCTGCGTTGACAAAGGCTTCGATCTCTTTTTTCATGGTGCATCCTCCTTTGGCTGCGAAAAGCGGATTTTCAAAAAGTATGGGTTTTCGTGAGAGCAAGAATCGTCCCGTGGCCACAAATTTTCAATTCTTGAAAATTCTTGCCCTTTTGGGACAGCTTCTTGTTGGGGCGTGCCTGCCCCAAACCCTGCTAGATAAAAGCAAAGGGGCATTATCTGCCCCGATGCTTTTCCTTTCGCTTCTGCTGTTTCAGTTCAAACTGACGCTGCTTTTCTGCTTCGCGTTGTTTACGGCTAAGTGCTTTTCGCACCAGCTTGTTTTCTTCTCGCTGCATTTGCAACGCCTGCTGTGACTTTGTACCGATTCCTGTGGCAACTGTTTCCTTTCGGATTTGCCGTTGCAATCGCTTTGGGTTCACAGACTCTTTCTTTACAACTGTCTCAACAGATGGACTGAAGCGCAGCCGACTGTAATTTTTGAGCAGATACTCCCAGACTTCATAGTCCTTTGGTTCTGCACCAAACACGACTTTACACACTGAAAGCTTTCTTCTCTCAATACGTTCAAATACTCCAATCCAGAATGGAGCCTCAAAAAATACAGTCAGCTTTGTAGAATCAATATCCATAACGAAACCCTCCTGAAATAAATCCTTACAGGAACGGACAACCCGGAGGGGAAGGTTACTTACCTACACCGTGCGGTGTAGACGGCTGGGCTACCTACCAGCTCTGGCATCTCTCAGAAAGAAATGCGTTGCGTTTTTATCCTGCTTTTATTATATAAAGCACATCCCTGTGCATTATATCTACCTTAATTGGTTTTCCAAGTGAAGTATACCACACTCGTGGTCAAATGACCACCCATATATACGAGAATTTGGCTGTTTTACTGCGTACGTGCGTACCAACCTTCCGTACGCACGTACGCAGCGATTCGTCCGAAACGTACCTTATACAACCGTTCCCCCTCGGAGAGCCCACGGCACTTTGCAGGCCGCAGGGATGAAAGTGTCATAGTGGGTTATTACACTTCCGCAGAAGTGCCTTTTCCTCGCCGCAAACAGCCGGGGTGCGCCTTTGTGAGAGCTTTCTATGCGGCGAATCCACATCGCCCACAGGCGATGTGAGCAGGGATTCTAAGGGGCGCAGCACCCTTGGCACACAACTTTGCTACAAAGTCTAGTGTGTTACACCTTTCCAGAGGTGTACACGTTCCTGAAATGCAAAAAGTCCCATATCCAATACCTTGACGGTGCGGACATGGGACTTGATGCTTCCTTGGCCTAGCCGGGTACTCGTAACCAATCCTGACAGGCAGTTGCCGTGTCATTTCTCGAAAACTGTTTTACGAATACCCAGCAGGTGGGCACACCCTGTTTTTGTTTTATGCAGCAAGGTTATAACCTACAAGATTTTTTTCTATAACTCCAAGCATATATAACTTTTGGATTCCCTCGATAATTTCTTGTTCAGTAAACCTCTTTGCCTTTTCCTCAGACCAATTCTTGAATCCGGAAACAATTCCTTCTGCTGTTAAGCCTCCTGAATTTTCAATTAGAAAACAAATTGTTGCCAAACATTCTAGTTCATGATCAGTTTCAATAGAGTTTACAAAATCACAAGACTTTATGATCCAAGGGAGCAATGCTTGTAAAGTATTATTTACCGACTCACTCGTAAGTTTATTAAATAGAATTTTCTCAGCTTCTTTTGTAGAAGATGTTCCATGAAACTGCTGAAATTCACGAATTCCCTTACTAACTATATCAATGGAATGATCATAAGGACCGTATTTATGAGGAACAAAACGAAAATATTTTTTTGAGGAAAACAAATCCATGAAATACGCCGCTTTTTGCAAACGAAGACTGTTAAACTTTTTTAAATGCCCCTTTAATTCCATTAACACGAGTGCTGATGTGCTCAGTTTTGGCTCCTGTGTTGGCGTTGTGGCAAAGTTTCGAGAAGGCTCATAAATATAAATCGCTACCTGTTTGGCTGTGTCCTCTAGTTTTTTTGCCAAAACTTGCTTAACGTCATTCCAAATAAGACCACCATTACCACTTCCCAACGGTGGAATAGCTATACTCTTTATGTTGAGTTCTTTTATTAGTAAAACAAGCGCATCCAACCCATCCTCAATATATTCCATTCGTGATTTTTCACGCCATTTATCTTTGGTCGGGAAATTAATGATGATTTTTTCACTTTCCTTATAAACATGAAGTTTTCCGGGACGTAGTGTACCATTTTTACACGCCTTAACATAGTCTTTGTTGTTGTTTGGAAATTTAAGTTTAAATTGATAGGCGATTCCCTTTCCCATATAACCTTCACAGTTTACTGTGTTGACAAGAGCTTCCGCATCGGACTGGAGCAAATCTCCTGTTGTATAGAAAAACACTTGAATCACCTCCCAATTTAATTATCGACTTATGGGAAACATACTAGGCATAACCTGTATCCTATCCTTAATAGCTACGGCATTTTCCATTTTTAAAATCTTTTCTTTTGCCCTTTCACTATAAACATAAATATATGCAAAATCTGATACCGGAACACATCCCTTCACAACACATTCTGCCATACATGCTTTCCGGATCTCTGCATTTTTATAATCGCGATGCTCTCTATCGTCTAATATATTCCATCGAACCTTCTTGAAACCTTCTCCATAAGAATAAAGATCTGGAGCATCACTATCCAATGGATGTGATGGAATTATTTGATAATTATTATGTTCACAAATACTTCTCCAAACAGCGATGATTGCCATATTTTCTGATCCATACTTTTCGCACACTGCACCATCAAATGGATTTTTTGCAAAAAAATGAAATAAGACATATTGTGAAAGAGCTTCCTTATATCGCTCACGTTTACTTAAGATTTCTGGATCGGCAATATCAGTAAAGTGTATGTCGTGGTTTTGTAATATGCATTTTCGAGAGAGCAGACCAAACTTTAAAATCGAAGGAAGATTATCTATAGATGTCATATGATAGATTAGTTTTCCCATGCTTGGCGCAGTAGCCATGATTTCACCTCCGCACATCATCAAATCACGATATATTTACCCATATTGATTATATCATAAAAAGAAAGGCTTTTCAACATAGACCAGAAATTTTCTAACAAGGCGAAATTCCCAAACAAGCAAAAGGCAGGATACCACCCTTATAGTGATATCCTGCCTTTGTTCGTTTACCGCTCTGCGTACTCTTTCCGCAAAACCTCCGATAAACAAAAAACGTACCCGAACCCTTTTTCATAAAGAATCGGGTTCGAGTACGAACTGTATGGTGGGCCGGGAGATCGAGCGCACAACGCGCAGATCCCGAATATACTGTTCAAAAGCCTCTGCCTGCGTGCACTCCATCTCATCAGCCCCTTTTGCCGAAGTCCGTCGTTCGATTTGAAACTATAATTCAGTATACGGCATTTTTCGGCAGAAATCAACTGATTTTCGCAGATTTTTTAGCCCCCCCCCCCCGAATATTTTTACGCATTCATACGTCACTTTTTGTATAAAATGCGCTTTTACCGGGGGATCGGGTGCGCTTGATTTACGAAATTGCTTCCGGCAGCTGCATCCATTTGCCCTTCCAGGCGTAGAGCACCATCAACACTGCACCCACAGCCCAGGACACCGGGTAGACCAACAGCACACCCTCAATGCCTGCAAACAGGGGCAGGGCAAACTGGATCCAGACAATACGGAACAGGCACAGGGAGATCAGCAGCACCACCATGGGCGGCACGCTCTTGCCGGTGCCGCGCACCGTACCGGCAAGGCCCTGCAGGATGCCCAGCATCCAGTAGAAGGGGCAGAAATAGAGCATACAGATCTTGCCGTAGGCAATGACCGTTTCATCGCCGGTGAACAGGTGCATGATGGAATCCTGGAAGACGAGCAGCAGGATGCCGGTCAGGATGGTGTAAACGATGCACATGCCCAGGGTGACAAAGGTGCCCTTTTTGACACGGTCGATCTTGCCCGCACCAAAGTTCTGGCCCACAAAGGTGGTGGCCGCCATGCTGAAGCTCAGCACAGGCAGAATGTTGAAGCCATCCACCTTCATATAGGCGGCAAAGCCTGCCATGGCAGCGGCACCATAGCCGTTGACGCTGACCTGCACCAGCACATTGGAAAGGGAGATGACCATATTCTGGATGCCGGTGGGCAGGCCCACCTTGATGATGCGGACCGCCATCTTTTTGTGCACGCGCACTTCCTTTGCCGTCACGCGGTAATCGTCCTCCACCCGCATCAGAAAGCGCAGGGAAAGCACACAGGACACCAGCTGGCTGATATCGGTGGCAATGGCCGCACCGGCCACGCCCATCTTGCATCCGGCGATCAGGACAAGGTCGAGGACGATGTTGGTGATGGAGGCAGCGCCCAGGTAGAGCAGGCTCCGCTTGGAGTTGCCGGCGGCGTTCAGGATACCGGCCGCCATGTTATACACCACGCTGAACAGCACGCCGCCAAAATAGAGCCGCATATAGAGCACCGCATCCTCCAGCACCTCTGCGGGGGTGTTCATGGCGGTGAGCAGGGCCCGGCTGACGGCAATGCCGCACACGGTCAGGATCGCACCCAGAATGGCCGAAAGGGCCAGGGAGGTGTGCACCGCAGTGTGCGCGCCCTCCCTGTCCTTGGCTCCCAGAAACTGGGACACCACGACACCGGCACCCACGGCAATGCCCTGGCTGAACCCGATGAGCAGGAAGATGGGCGAGCCGCTGGAGCCGACGGCTGCCAGCGCGTTGCTGCCCACAAAGTTGCCCACGATGATGGAATCGGCGGTGTTGTACAGCTGCTGCAGCATGTTGCCCAGGATCAGCGGCACCGAGAAGAGCAGGATGCTCTTCCAGATGCTGCCCTCTGTCATCAGCCGTGATTTTTTCTTTTCTTCTAAAATCGTCTGTGCCATAATGTTTCCTTTTTCACGCAAAGCTTCAACTCATATCTCAATCGTCATACAGATAAACGATACCTTGTTTCTGCCAAAAAGTCAAGCAAAAGCGTAAAAAGGGGCGTTTTCGCCGTCCGTTATCATTAAACGCACAGAGACTCAAGTGAGTCGGCTGTGCGTTTTTTCTTTACTACAACCCCATAGGACGGAGGTGAGACTGACGGGAAAGTACCGCTACCTGACCTTCGAGGACAGGAAGAAGATCGAGGCGTGGCATCTGCTCGGAGATCGGCCGGTCGACATCGCGGCCCGCCTGAGCGTCCACCACACCACGATCTACAAGGAGCTCCAGCGAGGCGCGACCGGCGCGCTGGACGCCAACCAGCGCGAAGGGTACAGCGCAGAGCTCGCCGAAAGGCGGCTGCGTGAGAGCTTCAAGCGCAGAGGTAAACGAGCACCGGCCGCACAGTAGCCAAGAACACCCGGCAGCGCCGGGCCGAAGAAAGGAGAGCCCAACATGAAAACGATCACACGACCCCGACGCTGAAAATGGACGAGCTGCGCACCCCCTCCGCGCTGCTCTCTGAAGCGATCCGGCGGTCGTGTTTCTGCTTTTCAGGGACTCGACACCACCAAGACCCCCGGCTCCGGCCGGGCCAAGACGAAAGGAGACCACCATGAACACCTACGAGATCACATTCACCAGAGAGAACGGCAGCACCGGCAAAGACCGCATCACGGCCGCCAATGAGAAGCAGGCCCGCAAAGACTTCCGCGAGATCCACCGCCACAGCAGCGCCACCATCACCGACGTCATCGTCGCGGCCGAGAATGTCCCGGCCAGCAAACAGCAGGAGCGGGATGCTCTCGACCAGATCCGGGCCATCGTGGACACCCTCGGGCCGGACAGCTACCTCGCCACAGCCTTCGCCGGATGCTTCGAGGACGCCGAGGAGAACATCAAAAACGACTTTGCGTGCAGCATGAAACAGCGCCTCGAGAGTGCCGAGGCGAAGCGCATCGAGGCCGAGCTCGGCTACAATCGCCTCGTCGACAAGCTCGCAGCGAGCGAGAAAGCCCTCGAGGCTGCCCGTGCTGACATCGAGAAGAAGGACGAGGAAATCGCGGCATTGAACGCTCGGATCTCTGCCATCCAGCGCCCCACCGAACCGGCTGAAATCTCGGACGAGCTTCTGGCCGACCTCGCCACCTTCTCCTCCGTGTATATCGAGCGGATCCAGAAGGTCATCATCGAGAATGCCGGGCAAATCGCCAAAAATGCCACGCTCGTGCGCCTTCTCCACCAGTACAGCACACGCCTCGAGCAGGAGCGCATCGAGTACGCCCGCGAGGTCTACAACTGCGCGAAGCACGGCACGGAGTTCCGGCCCTCCAATAAGTGCCTCACACACGCCAGCAGCTACCGCGACGTCATCCAAGACCTGCTGCACGGCTACTGGAGCTAAGGAGGTGAGACACATGAAACAGGGCATCAGCATCGAAAGAACCTACGACCTGCACGACAGGCTGATTGTCAGGATCCTGAAGCGCCGGGGCCGCCTGACGCTGGAGGAAGTCAGTGACCTCCTCCGGCTCGAGGGCGGGGGCGAGTGGAGCGGCTGGTATGCCGTTCTGCTCAACTGCACCGAGGGGACGATCGGCGGGAACGGCTTGTACGACTCCGATGATCCCAAGGGCGACGCCGTCGACCTTTACGAAATCAATGAGGGCGATGACTGCCCGATCTGTGGCAAGTTCATCCCGCCCTTCCAGTATTGCCCGAGCTGCGGAGCGAAGTGGAGCGACGCCGACCAGAACGTCGAGACACTCCTCGCCTCGATGATGGAGGAGACCCGGCGCATGATCGCCACCTCCTCCAAGGAGGACAGCCGAGTCGCGTGGTACTGGTCGTTCATCGGATCCCTCGATATGGCCCGCCAGCTCGGGCTCATAACCGAGGAACGCCGCCAAGAGCTCTATGAAAAGGCGAAGGAGATGAAACCATGAACACCAAAGCCATCCGGCAGCTCGCCGACGTCACGCTGGACAAGTACCGCAGCTCGATCCCTCGCAAAGCCTTCGAGGAGTTCGTGAAGGACATCATCGCTGGCGAGAACCGCGCGACCGCCTTCAGATACGAGGCGACCCCAATCTGCCGGGCCTCGTTCCCGTCCACGCTGGATGAGGACGACGCCCGCTGCACCGTGGAGGTCACGGTCTACCGGCTGAACGCCGTGGCCGTCACCGCCTTCCTGCTGGATGGGCCCGAGACGCTGCTACGGCACATCGGGCTCGACGAGCGGGACACATACACCACCAAGCACGAGATCGACGACCTCGTCACCGTCGTGCACATCACCAGAGAGGAGGCGCCAGCATGGCAGCACTGAGAGACATCGCCCGAGACTTCGCCGCAGAGATCCGCGACGGCATCGGCTGGACAATCGTGTATCGCACCGGCCGCTCGTGGAACGCCCTGACGATCTGGAGCGACATCTGGAACGGCGAGTGGGAGACCAACGACCTCAACGACGCCATCGGGATCCTGAAGGCAGACCCGGACGCCGTCATCGTCAACGGCTACTACTGCGGCCACTTCGGTGAGGACATGACCATCGACGAGATCGCCGACGGGATCCGCTGGCACTACGAAGGCGGCCGCAACCGCCTCGCGGACTATTGCGAAGTCACGCAAGGTCGGGACGCCCTCGAGGAGGGCCGCAAGGCTGCCGAAGCTGCCGGCCTCCCGTTCTGTGAGCGTCTGGCTGACGGAGGCGACGACGAGCTGAGCCCCTACGTCTACGACGGCAGCATGACGCTCGCCGATCGTGAGAAGATGCAGCAGGCCCGCGAAGCCTTCGAGAAGCTGGCCGACGCACTGCGGGAAATCGCCGCCAAGCTGGCCGAGGCCCTGAAGCCGGTCATCAACGCCGTGCTCT